AAAGGAGTTAATATTATGAGTGCGTATAAAAAGCAAATTGGAGGATCCCATTATAAATCGATGGTCATGCAGCCAAGTGAGTTCATAAATAAAAATAGGTTGCCCTTCGCGGAAGGGTCGGCTATAAAGTACATTTGTAGGCATGCCTTAAAGGGGAAAGAAGAAGATATCGATAAGGCCATACACTATTTAGAAATGATTAAAGAGAGAGATTACAAATAATGTGCACGGTTCCACAGATAAGTGATTTAGATTTATCTGATGTAAATACTGTAGCTGTTGACTTGGAAACATATGATCCTGGTTTAAAAACAAAAGGATCAGGTGCCATAACAGGTAACGGTTACGTTTGTGGTATTGCTGTAGCAACACATAAACAAACACTTTATTTTCCAATTAATCACAGCATGACTGATAACCTAAACATAGATGAAACTTGGGACAGTCTAAATAAATTAATATTTCAAAACAAAAACATAGCAAAAGTTTTTCACAACGCTATGTATGATGTGTGTTGGATTAGAGCTACCACTGGCCTAATGTTAAAAGGACCTGTGTATGATACCATGATTGCTGCCTCTGTGCTTGATGAAAATAGAATGAAATATTCTTTAGACTCTTTAAGTAAAGATTATTTAAAAGACACTAAATATAAATGGGACTTAAGAGATAAATCAATATCACAGTATGGAATTAGCGATCCCATGAGTAATATGCATAAGTTGCCTTATGTCTTAGTAAAAGATTATGCAGAACAAGATGTTAGTTTAACTTTTAGATTGTGGAGTTTGTTTGAAAAAAAATTAGACGAAATTATATATCAACCGAAGGGTAAAAGTCCACGAAAAATTTTTAATTTAGAAACAAGATTGTTCCCTTGTTTAGTTGACATGAAGTTCAAAGGCGTTAAAATTGATGTCGAAAAAACGAGAGAGTTTGGTAGGTTTTTAGAAAGACGAAAACAAAAACTTTTACGGATAATAAAAGATAAGACAGGCATTGAAGTGAATATATGGGCAGCAGCTTCCATAAAAAAACTTTTAGATAAGTTAAATATAAAAGATTATCAAGTCACTCCTAAATCTAAAATGCCTAAACTTCCTAAGAATTATTTAACAACACATGAAAATAGATTTTTGAGAATGATAGCCAAAGCTAGAGAATGTGAAAAAGCTAACAATGCTTTTGTTGAAGGTTTGTTAAGTTTTGTTCACAAAGGTAGAATACACGCTGATATAAATCAGATTAGATCTGACCAGGGTGGAACAGTTACTGGAAGATTTAGTATGTCTAATCCTAACTTACAACAGATTCCTGCGAGAGGTTGGATTGGTGAAAAAATGAGAGAGATTTTTATTCCAGAAGAAGATCACCAGTGGGCAAGCTTTGACTACTCACAACAGGAACCTAGAATAGTAGTGCACTACGCTATAAAATTATTAAAAGATAACCCTGACCTAAAAGAAGAACACCTGCCTAAAGAATATCGAAATAATGTTAAACAAAAAATTATTAAAAGTGTATCGAAGATGGAAAACTTCTACAAAGAAAACCCAGACGCAGACTTTCATCAACTTGTAGCAGACATGGCAAACATACCAAGAAGACAAGCAAAGACAATAAATTTAGGAATGTTTTATGGTATGGGTAAAATGAAACTACAGAAAGAATTAAATTTAGATCGAGAGGAAGCCAAAGAATTGTTTGATAAATATCATAGTGAGGTTCCTTTTATTAAAACACTATCACAAGAATTGATAGACTTTGCTATAGATAATGAACTACTGTTCACTTTGGGTGATAGATTTTGTAGATTTGATAAATGGGAAACTACAGATAAAAAATGGAACAAAGACATAGGTAGATTTGACCCAGTCAAATTACTGACAAAAGAAGAAGCCAAAGATGCGTATACAACATGGTTGCTAAAACATGGTGATAAAACTAACAGGGATAGAAAAGAAGCAGAAGAAAACGAGAACCCCACATATCAAGATATACTTTATTATTATGCTCCGGCTTTTACCTACAAAGCTTTGAATAGATTAATTCAAGGCTCTGCTGCTGATATGACAAAAACGGCTATGGTTCATCTATATGAGAAAGGGATTTTACCGCACATACAAATTCACGATGAGTTGTGCATCTCTGTAAAAAATGATAATGAGATAAATGAGATAAAAAACATTATGGAGTCAGCTCTTCCTTTAAAAATACAAAACAAAGTGACTTGTAAAAAAGGAGAGAGTTGGGGGAGTGCAAAGTGAGGATTTATTATGGCATATTTAAACGCAAACATACCACCGGAATACGCACAGATAAG